GTCGGTCTGAGCGATCCGATCTTTGGAGGAGTTCCAGTCAAACCCCAGGAAAATTCTATGGGATTGGTCTGTTGCCCAGATAATGAAGCATACGCGTATGTGTCAGGATTAGCAATCAGATTGTAGAGAATGTGGATCTTGTAGCCGTAATCCGGGTCCAGCCCATTACCCACTTTAGTCCTATACGAAAGATCGAAACTCTTAGACGGCTGATCATGATAGGACAAACCAGGAGCGACACTGATAATCCCATTTACCGAATCGAATTCATCTGGATAAGTGAAACATTTGAGTTTACCGGTAAAATCCCCCGGGAGCAAATTGTCCAAATACTTTACACCATCAAGCCAGAAGGATTTCAGTTCGGTCGTAGTATTCTCTTCTACAGAAGTGAGACCGTTCCAAACTACAGCAGTACCATCGTGAAGATAAAGAACCCCACGATCGATACCAACTTGGTAAGCTTTTTCCTCAGGCTTATCCCAGACAAGAGATGTCATATCACCCCCTTTCAACCAGTGGTATTGAACTGAGCTTTACGCTGAGCATTGAGTTCTCGTTGCTTTGCAGCCGCTTCACCTCGACTCATCTTCTTGGGTTTCTCCTGCTTGATGTTGCATACACGAATCAAAGTGAATAAACGATTCAAATGCCACCTCTCGCATTCGAATGGAATATTGAAAGCAATCATCCAATAATAGATAATCTCTGAAGTTATGATTTCTCTACTTTTGGGAGAACCAGATACATCATGAAACCAAGTAGCAGTCATCTTCGCATCGATGTACTCATTGATTTCCTTGATGTTCTCTTCAGAGAGTTTCTGGAAAATTTCCTCTGGAACTTCGGGAGTCAATGTCATGGCTTTGACGTAACCAACAACTTCTTCAACCGTCTTGTCATCATTCGACAAGAATGGTTTCTCATACTTTGACTCCCATTTTGACAGTGAGACCAAAGAATGCTCTAGCTCCAAAGTTACGTCATCACGAGTGACGAACTCTTGGCTCCCATCGTCGAATAATTCGACACCTGGAACTACAATAGTGAGCATTCTCTGGCCTCCTGTCTGGCCCCGATCACCTCCTCCTAATAGTCGAAGGTCCAGTCGTCATCTCCCGAGATTGCATAGCCGGATTGCGCATGAGCTGTGACATTCGAAGTGTCTCCAACTGACATGGCAGGCTGAGCTCCCGACGCAGCATCGGCACCGTTGATCTTCCAGTCAACACCAGTAACCGCTGGAAGGGTGACGACATGAGTAGCCGAATCATACGTAGGAGCATTCGCATCGGTCAACCGAACAGTCGTAACCGTACCGGAGAACATACCGATGACCTCGTCTGGAGACGGAAGACGAGGATCAACTCCTCCCGACCCATAGAGAGCATCTTCCAGAGTAGACAACGCCGCCGAATCGACCACTGTCGAATCGATTGTGAGTAGAGCGGTCGGCTTCAGACCAGTGACTGGCACCGGAGTAGTCGTGAATGCCCAGCTGAATGAGATAGCTGCCGGTGAATCGTTGATCGTCGCGTAAGCCCTCTCCGACGGACTGGCCTGCGCCCCATACAGAAGATGGAGTTTGTAGCCATGCTCCGTTCCGTCGATGTCGTTTCCGACCTTTGTCCGATAAGACATGCCGAAGACCTTGCGACCTTGCTGACCAACTGCAACACCAGGATTAGGAAGCTCAGTACCGTCACACTGAGCAAATTCATCTGGATAGGTGAACGCTTCGATCGTTCCACCGAACTCCTCCGCCGAGAGGAGGTTCAGATATTTGATGTTGTCTGCGTACTGCGGGTTGGAATCCGCCCCTGAAGGAGATTCCGTGACTGTGGTGAGCCCATTCCATGAAACACCACCGACATAATCGCCGGATGCATCTGGAATGTAGAGAACTCCGTGATCAACACCTGTCTCGTATAGACGCTCGCCAACCTGATCCCATGTCAGGGTTGCCATCTGTTTCCTTTCACTTAGAAGAACACCTTGTAGACGTCGTGGTTCAGGTTATCAGCGGTGAAAAACCGATTGAACAAAGTCATCGGCATTGAAGCCACTTTACCTGGAATATCGCTATCAGGATCTCGATCAATTACTGTAACAATATACCTTAGAGTAGTATTATATGGAATATCATCAGCAAACTCTGTCTCAGCATAGTCACGATTATAGATAATGCAAGGATATATCAGCTCTATGTTCTCTGGAGGCTGAAAATATACATTTGGAGTGAATGACAGAAGAATGTCATGCAGCTGCAGGCGTGGGGCCATTGTATACCTCCCCTAGTCGCAGCAAAAGACGGGGACTCTGAACTTCAACGCTTGAAATCGTCCACAAAGTCCCCGCCCATTCCACATAACGAATGGCAAAGAAATGTTCATTGGCATATTGGTCAGCCACAATACTGATCGAGTTCTGTACGCTGAGATCCTTGTTAAGATGCTCTCCTTCTTGGAGATTTCTCGCATTACGAATAACATCTCCGTAATATGAATACTCAACGATTTCGTCAACCCACACACCAGGCGCGGATTCTACTGTTTCACCATACCCGACGCGGCCAAAGAACCTTGCCATCGAGAATCTACCTTTTTATTAGGCTTCGTTCGTGAAAGTCCACTCGTCTTCGACGTTATTGGCGAAATATGAACCAGCAGATGTCGGAGTAGCCTCAACCGTAAGCGACTCACCCGATGCTAGCGCAACCGGAGAACCAGTGGTGAGCGTGTTGCCAGTATCCTTGTCCTTGTAAGTGACGCCTGCTGTGGTCTTCACCGTCACTGTCGTACCATCGAAGTCGGGCTTCTCAGGAACAACAAGAACTGCTGATGCAGCGACCTTCTTGACAACCAGAGCCGAACGGATCTTGGTGAGAGCGCCCGAGCACCGAGTCTCCAGCAGGTACTTGTACTGGTTGTAGTCGATGTCGAAGAAGTCAAAGAAGTTGACTTCTCCACCCTTGTCCGTACCAAGTGAGTAGTCCGACAGATTCACGATGATACCGACAACATCTGGATAGTCTTCCATGACCTCGACAGCAACGATGGACGAAACACCCATCTCCGAAGCGACCTCGGAGATCGAGCTGTAGAGACGACGTCCCAGAGTATCCCTCTGAAGAAGGAAATCTGTGATGTACGGCAACGTCGTGTAGAACACCGGGTTTCCGGAGCCCTTGTAGAACCGCATCGATCCGACAATCGTATCCACGATCTCGGAAGGAGACGAATTGGCGTCATCGATGTTGACATTGACTGTCGCTGCATAGAGCTCGTCGTCGTTGAGAATCGAACGAATCCCAGCTCCCTGAGGAGCTCCAACCGGATCCAGAATATGATCCTCATCGGCAACGTCACGACCATCACCGAGAAGAACCGCGCGAGCAAGTTCCTCATCGAGAAGAAGCCGCATCTCACCCTTGAGCCAGACCACGACATCGAAATCCGTGATGTCGATGATGTCATCACGATCCAGCTTCTGCTTCTTGTAGACCGTGGTGGGAGTCGTCACACGCTTCGATGCGCTGATGAACTCTTCCTTCTTCAGGTTGCCCTTGATGTAACCCTTCGCCCGAGCTTCCTCGAAGGTGATGTCAGCGACCAGTGACTTGATGCGGGTGAACGGCGTCTTCCTCGTGCCGTTGATGACACTGGAAACCCACGCCATCCGCCGACTGTCGAACTCCGGAGTATCCGTAATTGTACGAGCTTCCGGAAAGAGAACATCGATGTTGTCGATGCCGTGCTTGAGCGCATACGCCTCCACAGCCTCTTTCAGCGATCCGCACTTCTGGGCATCGGCAATGATACCCCTCATCGCGTCATGAGTGAGGGTGTGCTTTTCCTCCTCCTTCTTTTCACCGCTCTGCTCGAAGACGTTGCGGGTCATGCGTCGTCCTTCCTTCTTATCGTCGTGGACTAGTTCCTTCTCTTTATCTTCTTCGGAAGAATGAGCTGCCTCGACGACCGCTTTACCCGAGGCGCTTTGAATAGCAGCCCCAACCATATAGTGAACAACTTCCTTCTGTTGTTCGGTCATAGAGTCATAGACGTCCTGGACGGTCTCGCCTTCTTCGTCCGATTCGCCAGGCTCAGTGGCATCCGCCACATCTTCCTTGTCACCATCAGCGTGGTTGAGTTCCAGACCTGTGTAGATAATGGCCTCATCTTCCAACGTGACCATGTCCCCATCTGCGTGGGCGATCGAAATGTTGTCGATCAATGCCCCAGGATTAGCACCCGACAAAACAAGGCTGACTTCGCGAATGAATCCGTGAAGAACCTGCTTTGCCTTCTCGGTCAGCTGGTTTGCATAGATGGATAGCGACGTAATGTCTTTGTGAGAAACGAGCGTCCGTGCATTCTTCGCCTGGTCGGTGTCGTTGAAGTAACCGTAAGCGTAGACACCATCGTCACGGTTCTCAAGGACAGCATGTCCGAGGACATTCCCAGGTTCACTATGGGTATGCTGCCAGACAAGCGGAACAGTCGTCTTGTCCTGATGCGCAAAGGCATCTTTCATGATCGTTCGACCGTCTGAGCACTTTAGACCAGCCTTCGTGGCATAGCCGCTGAAGTCAGGCTTGGCCTTTTCTTCCATTTTGAATGCTCTCTTTCACTTTTGGATCTCGGCCTGTTAGCCGTTCTTAAGAGCTGCCACTTCCATTGCCATTAGACGTTCCGGCCGTAGCAAATTCATCGCCACCAGGAAGATTCTGATGTGGCGCAGCTGTTGTTGATGCGAAACCGGAAGGTGTCATACCCCGAAGATTACTATTGATGAGCTTGTCTGCTTTCGGATCTTTGGACGGCCGGATCCCAATGACCTGTCTAATTTCATTGGCCGACAAGATCTCGTTACGACTGAAGACATCCGCAATCTTGGCAATGTTCTCAATCGGAATCAACCTGAACGGATCACGGAAGAATGCAATTGTTTGCTTTTGCGTTCGGGCAGTCTTGGTAAGGAACTTGCGAGCCATTCCCTCAGTGATAGCCGTGAGACATGGTTCGATTGTCCTATTCCAATAATTCAACATCGTCTTTTCGTCGGCTGTCCCATTCATGACCTCGTTAGTTAGGCCGAGTTGGCCATATAGCATCTGAGTCAAGAACTCGATTTGGGTCATAAGGTTGTTTTCGGCCGGACGGTTCAGCTGAGTAATACGTTCGGTACCATCCGTATAGGCGATACCGTATTGGCTACCCTTGAGCTGAAATTCAATGTCTTTTCTACGCTGTTCAGCTTGT